CCCCCAGATATTTTTTAGCGTCTGTTGCCAGATCCTGTATTTTCGAAGAGACCGGAACTGTCTCAAACATATCTGAAGGTGAAAGTTTTGTTCCCCCACCGCCGCCAATTGTTGAAGTTTCTTCCTTCTTTGTCAACTGGTTAAGCTGGTCGAATGGTAATACAGAAAGTGCCTTTTTCAGCTTCTTTGCACTGTTTGATGTCTTATCTGCGGATGAGCTTGTACTATCTAGGCTTGAGGCGTAATCTTTTACAACCGATACTGCTTGAGGTGTAAAACTTTTTCCTGTCAAACTTGCAAAGAACTGACCGACCTTGTTCGCAGCTTCAGCAATCATATTTATAAATCCACTCAATAACGGAGCCACAGTCTGCACAATCGGGCTGAAAGCCACCGCAAGAGCATTTTGAAGTTTTAGCAGGCTGCTTGTTAGGGAAGTAATAGCCGCATTGGTTCCACTGCTGTCATACTGTGCCAGGTTCTCGAAGCCTTTAATTGTGAAGCTACGGAGCTTATTCAGTAGTACGAACAAGCTCCGGATTCCGAAAGAATATTTTAGCAAATTTTTTAGTCCTGTCGAAAATCCATCCCCTTTACTAGATTTATTAACTGCCGCAAGTCGCTGCGGTAATAAAAGAAGATTTTTTGATATTTCTTTTATTTTTCGGTTCCAATTATCAAAGATTGAACCTGTTCTGTCCGCTGTATTCTGCGCTGCCACTAAGCCAGAAATAACAGGAGAAAATACGCTTTGCAGCCTACTCCATGCACCTGTACTTGCATTTGCAGCATTTTCAAGACTGCTCTCCGCCAACTGTGCAGCTGGGTCAATGCTATTCAGCGCCATTCCTGCATCAGTTCCAAACTCCTCGATAGCCTGTTGATAATTCTTAATACGAGCTGCGGCTTCACCGAACACTGCCGCCATTGCTCCGGGATCGTAATTCATCGCAGAAGCACTGACACTTTCAACGCGAGGGGTGTCCACCAAATTAGCCTGGCTGTCGGGTCTTGTAATAGTCATTCCTTCAGTTGAGAAAGATTTGCTCTTTAATGCGTCCATAGCATCCCGGAGCAGATCCAACTTGTTCACAGTAGCAGAAATATCATATTCCAAGGATTTGAAACCTTGTGCATCCAGGTTCACACCGATTTGCTTTAACTTCGATTCTTTGGCGAAAAGTGAATCTAAGCTTTTCTCTGTACTTGCAAGAGCTTTTCCAAGTTCTGGTAAGGTTTTTGGAACAGAAATATCCTTTCCAACATCCGCAAATTTGGAACGTAATCCCTCAATTGCGGCATCAATTTTGCTTGCGTCCAAAGTCAGCTTGTTTTTTGGAAGTTTGTTTACACTTTTCTGCAACCCCTCAACAGCTTGAGTTGTCTTAGATATCCCTGACAGATCAAATCCAACATTTGTATTACCTAGTGTATTCTTTATAGTTGTCAACTTAGCTGATAGATTTTCCAGACTTCTCACCGCTTGATCGGCAGAGCTTTCTATTTTTATCTCCAATGAGTCTATTGTGTTATCAGCCATACAGTCACCTCCTTTTCAGCAAAAAAATAGACAGAAAGATTTCTCTCTCTGCCTATAAAAAGGTGCCGTTGATTTCCCTGCACCTAGTTGAATATTCTACTTTTCATATTGTCACTACCGTGTGCCCAGAGCAATTCTGGAAGCAATAAAAATATAACATTTCGATTTGTCTGCCCATCGTTCCACGAGCGAGCATTTGCCATAGTGATTCCTCTACATTTCTGCTTGTACAACCCGTTTAGGTCTCTAAGCGCTTCATCTGGAAGACCATCTAAACTCATAAAGATATTTTTCCAATCTTCCCAGTCATCGCAACTGGTATTGATAAGAATTTCCCGATTATCATCTAATCGGATAAATGGAAGCGTTTTTATCGTTTCCCAGTCCTTCCCGGCGCTTTCCATGATTTTTGGAGGAGTCTTCAAAAAATCAAAGCTTAAGACGTGTGGGCTCCAGCGCTTTAAATCTTTCCTCACCTTTACAAGAGAAAAATATCTCATTTTATTATTACCTCCACATAAAAGTCAGTGCGCTGACCATGAATCCAGCGCAAACCAAATTACTTATCAACCCAGACCAATCATTCTTATTTTTAAAAGCACAATAAATAAAATAAGTCCCGGCAAATACCAGGAACGCACTTGTTAAAACTTGCACTGTATTAAGCAACATTTATTATTCCTCCTTCAGAATTTTCTCTACAGCTGATCGAATTAAGTTTTTCTTTTCTTCAGGAAGCTCTCTTTGCAGCCATTTTGAAAAGGTTGTCGCAGTTACTCCTAACGCCTCAGCCACTTCATAATGGAATACTCTTTTCTTCTTGATGAGCTCCCTAATATCTTTATTTCTCATTCTTACATTTCCTCCCCATGTTCATATAAGATCAGCCTATATTACTAAGACACGGTAACAACTCTTGTTGTTATGACATTCTAAATATAACATAATTGGTTGGTATCATTCAGTATATTTAGGTATCATCTTTGATTAATTTTATATCTAGTTATAACTAGTTATTTATATGTAGCTTTATATCTAGCTATAACTATACCTCGTTTTATTACAGGTTATCACACGCGTTAAGAATCGTATCAAAATCAATCATTTTTTCTCTGCAAGGTGGTCTTTTCGCCTCAGAGGTGCCCTATATCCCTATTTGTAATACACGTAATACATTGTAGTGTATTACATAATATTTTGTATTTATCTGTTTACAAAAGATGTTCCAAGTGTTATAATGTATTATATAAATTACAATGTAGTGTATTACATATAGTGTCGTGTAGACACCCAGGAGGGTAAATATGGGAGAAAGCAAAGAACTAAAACCGAAATCATTTAGAATTGATGATGCAACTGCCGATAGGTTCAAAGAAATAGCCGCTCAGATCGGTGGAAATCAACAAGAGACACTCTCGAAACTCATTGAGGCTTATGAATTCCAGGGAGGCAAAGCAGTCCTTACAGAGAAAAAAGCTGATATTGATCAGTTTGAAAAATATGTGAATGCTCTTACACGAATGTTTATGGGAAGCCTGGAAGATAACCAGAACATTACCGCCACAGTCCGGACAGAATTTGAGGCTCAGTTGAAATCTAAGGACACTGTAATTCAAGACCTCCAGGAGAAGCTTCAGACTGCTAAGCAAGCCAAAGAACAAGCAGAATCTAACGAAAAAGCCGCACAAGATGAGCAAAATAGATTAGTTATAGAATTGTCTAAGTCTGATCGCAATCATGAGGATACTGTAAAAACGTATGAAAGTAAAATTACAAGTTTAAATGATACTGTTGCAGCTCTCAACAATTCCACTGAAATGATGAAAGAGAAGATTGAAAATCTGCAAAAAGAAGTCACAGAAGCAGAAACCATCCAGAGCCAGATGGAGCAATTAAGCACCAATCTAAACATCGTAGAGAAGGAACTTGAATCAGTAAAAAAAGAACGTGATCAAGATGCTATTAAGCATGAGCGTGAACTTCTGGAATTAGAAAAGCGATACCGCGAAGAAAAACAGGCCGCTATTGACCAGTACCAAGCTAAATATCTTGAATTACTTGAAAAAATGCAGAATCAAGAAAAATCACTGTTAACAACTAAATAATATTTTTAAGGACTTTATGATACTTCAATATCAAAAGTCCTTTTTATTTTTATAATGGTAAGTTTTATAAATATAAATATAAGTAAGTACGTTTATACCGTTTATACGTTTAGGGAAAAAAATCCAGTAAAATCAATGGTTTTAGCTAATATAAAAACACGTTTCCGTACTTTAAAAACACGTTTCCGTACTTTAAAAAACACGTTTTCGTACTTGGAAAAGAGCAATAAACAAATATAAAAAACACGTTTCCGTACTTTAAAAACACGTTTTCAATATTGTTAAATGTGTTTTAATGTGTTATAATTTTATTAATTGGAGGTGATAATACGAGATATTTATATTTCAACCCTCAAGATCCAAAACAATATCAGAAGGATCAAAAAATGCTTAATGAATGGATAAATAACAGCAGTTCAGAGGAAGAAAGAAGCAATTATGAACGTGCATTAATGACACTAAGACTGCTGGGAGAGGCGTGGGTAAATGAGCCGAATTGTAAAAAAGATTGATAAGAGAGAAAGTGTACGAGTTGTTACAGATAATAAATTTATTACAGCTCATAATTTGCCGAATCTTTCACTAAAAGCTAGAAAGTTACTCTACTTAACCTTGGGACAAGCCAGAAAAAGAGACACTGAATTTTATACATATGAGATTAGTCCATTAGAATTTGCTGAAATTATGGGGATAGCGCCAACACATGTATATCAAGAAGCATTTGACATTACTGCAGAGTTAGCATCACTAAAAATTAGTGTGGTATCTGAAAATAAAAAGAAATTCAAACATATTCCAGTTACCTCATTATGCGAATATGATGATGATAGTATGTTAAGAATTGAGGTTAATAGACATATGGCGGAACTCCTGTTAGGACTTAATGGGAATTTTTCGCAACCGCAACTTAGTGACTTTATGCGGATGAGATCTGTGTATAGTATGGCTATTTGGCACTTAATGCAACGAGAAATGAAAAGCCAGAAGCCGGGAATGACAGAAACAATTAATTTTGATTTAAGCTTAGAAGAGTTACGTGAGGTTACTGGTACGCAAGAAAAATTAAAACAAGTAGGACAGTTTAAAGACCGTGTGTTAAATAAAGCTTTACGTGAAATTGAAGATAATTGTGCTGTAATAATTACATACCAAAATATTAAAAGAGGAAGAAATGTAATAGGATTTCATTTTTCGGCAGAGTCGGAATTCCATATTGATCCAGAGCGGATACCAAAGAAAACTAGAGATAGAGTGGAAAAGTTCAAAGATAATCAAAGGACTAAAAGACAAATTACAACACCAGAAAACAAATGGGACTTTCCTGGACAAGAAAGTTTATTTTGATTAATGGAAATCCCTTGATTATTGCAATTTATCGTGATATAGTTAACTTAGAAAAAAGGGAAGTCAAAAATATACTGGCCTACCCTTAATAATTAATAGCTATTAAATAATTTCAACAGCCGTTCACTATTGCGAGTAGTGGGCGGCTATTTTCTTTTCCCGAAGATCGTATAACACAAACCAACGAGAGCAACAACGAATGTACAAAACTGAAATAATTCTGTATATGTCATTGGCTTTCCCTCCTTCCTACATCTGGAGGGGTAGCCCCTCCGAAGAGGGTAGGCCGCCTTGTATATTTTGATTTCCCTTGTCTGAATTATATCAAATCCAAAATAGAATAGCAAGGACAGGAAGTGTGTATACACATTCCAATTTTTTTCAAAAATTAATTACACGACAATTAGAATGACATATTAAAAATGAAAATAAATTTCTGAAGACTTGGAGTTAAAAATGTTCCAAGTCCTTTTTTATGCACAAAATTATTTTTCACATTATTTGTGATGAAGAAAAAGGATGGAACTATTTGGTACAGTGCCACCATTGAAGAGCGCACCAGACAGAAATATTTTTGTAGGCTGATCATAAGCGAGCCTGATCCGAAGGACAAAGGCGCTGTGAAGTGTCCGGGACTTACGCCGGGAGTTTCTATAGAGCTTAATCTATAGCCCTTACAAAGAGAAGAGGGGAGGGATATCGCTTTATACGGCACATTTATGAACGTATAAAGGGATAATTGAAAAAAATTCTCTTACGCGTGAACCATAACACGGCTCCAGAGCTAAGGGAGTAACAGTTTGTTACATCCTTGAAGTTAAGGAAAAAATGTGGGTATGCTTAGCTTTAAGAATAGTATCACTAATTAATTCTGATACAATGAGAGGGAGAACAAATGGCACACAAAAATAAAAAATCATTAATCCGGCAGGTTCAAGAAAGACTGGATAGTATGCTGGCAATCGGTCAGAGCAAGCACCAGGATAAAAAAGAGGGAATTACAGGGGAGAAAATTTATAGTTGGGGAACATATAAAGCTTACCTGCAACAATGTTGCCAGTTTGTCCGGTATTGTAGAAATCAACATCACTGTAAGAATCTGGCAGACTGCCGGCAGTACGTGGGAGAATGGATGGAGAGCCGGAAAGACCTTTCGGCATACACTCAGAAGTTGTCTGCATCGGCATTGCGCAAGCTATACGGGGAGAGCCAAGAAGAACTAGGGATAACCACAAAACGAGCCGCCAGAAGCGAAATAACACGTTCACGAGTGACTGCAAAGAGAGATAGTCATTTCTCAGAAGAAAAGAACGCTGAATTTGTCGAATTTTGCCGCTCAACCGGTCTGCGACGGTCAGAAATAACAACGCTACGCGGAGATCAGCTCATTGAGAAGGATGGTGAATATTATATAGAAGTGGTTGGAAAAGGCGGGCGATTTAGGATAATCACGATTTGCGGTGATGTGGCGTTAGTAGTTCGGAAGATGCAGGAAGCTGGGACGGGGAAAGTATGGGAGAAAGTGCCATCAAATGCTGATATTCATGATTTTAGAGCGCAATATGCAAGTCGGATATATTCCAGCTATGCTAGACCAATTGAAAAGATTCCCCGGAAAGAGCGGTATATTTGTCGGAAAGATAAAGCCGGGATTGTGTACGATAAGGCTGCCATGTTAGAAGCTTCAAAAGCACTTGGACATAACAGGATTAGTGTGGTTGGAGAACACTATTTAAGATTTTAATAATACGCATTTGGTTCGACATTGTGTCGAGGGTATAGAACATTTAGATGGCTCAAAAATTGATTTTTATTAGCTACTGGCATATTTCTCCATGTAATAAAGAAAAAACAAAATTTGAGCATTTTAGAGCGCATGTACATAGAAAAAAATAAACAGGGCTTTTACATTCCAAATCATATAAAAACCCTGTTATATAAATATATCTAGCTAAGCATAGATTTATTTATCTATAAAAAAATCTATCTCTTAATAGACCTTGCATCCTTGTTAATATCGGCAAGTTCCGCTTTGAGATTTTCTTCATACGTTGCCAGCTCATCGGAGGTAAGCGGAGATACATTATCAATCCAATGTTGAATTGCAAAAAGAGCTAAATCTTCACTTTTAATATTTTTGGTGGCAATATAAGCTTTCCATTCAGCAAGCTTTTCCTTTTCAACCCATACAGTGTAGGTTTTGTGAGTTTCTTTTTTTGGCTTGCGTTTTTGTTTTGGCTGCGGTACTGTGCTGGTAGCGGAAAGCACCTGTCTCATTTTCCCCTCTGTATTCTGAGTGATTACTTGACTGGATCTATTTTCACGATCAGTTTGCAGTTTTGCTTGTAATGCTTTTTTATTAATGCTCATATTCACCCTCCAGGAATTCATCAACAAAATTATTGTAATCTTCAGCTATTGTGCTGCTATGTGTATAGATGTCCTCCTGCATAACCTGAGATTCATCCATTGCAATAGATTGACGGATTGTAGTTTTATATAATTTGGTTCCCAGAATTTCAGCAGACTGCTGTGTTTCATCTAAGAGCATTCGATTAAGAACGGTTCTCTTATTGTATCTTGTGAGAAGCACTCCATTAATTTTCAACTCTGGATTTCTGTCCTGGCGGATCTCATCAATAAATTTTGCAAGCTGGTTCATTCCCTTCAGAGAAAAACGACTTGCAGTTAAAGGAATAATTACACTGTCAGCTGCAGCTAGAGCATTAGCAAGTAAAATTCCAAGATTTGGGGCTGTATCTACAATGCAGTAATCATAAACAGTATTAAAAGCACTAAGGGCTTTTTTTAGCATGACTTCTCGCCCAATTTGAGTGAATTCACTATCGGCTTTAGTAAATAACAAATCTCCTAACAAAAGGTCTGCACCTACTTGAACATTTACAAGTGCATCTTGGGGCGTTGCCTGCCCCTTAAATACATTATAAAGCGTTGTTCCAGCGTGTTCTGTATCAACTCCGCAATAATCGCAAAGGTTACATTGTGCGTCCAGATCAACAAGCAATATTTTATATCCTCTGTTTGCAAGGCCAATACCTAGGGCGTGAGCAGTAGATGTTTTTGCACACCCACCCTTTTGATTTGCAAGTACAATTGTTTTCATTATATCCTCCCTTTTTCAGTCTATCAAAGACTACATACTAAGGTCTAGCTACATATCTATTTGCTATAATAGCATAAGATTGTATGTAAAACAAGGACTACATATAAAAATATAGTTATGTATCTATTTGTAACTAGACCTATTTGAAATTAAGAAAAGGAGCTATCTCCCGTTAGTTAGAAATAGCTCCTATCTTCAGCAGTATTTTTCATGGTAGTATGAGAAAATTACCAGGTAAGACCAGCTTTCTCATATTCTGCTTTTAAAAACTCTTCAACATCTTCTAAAGTACATAAATGATCGTAATTGCCATTATAGCAACCACTTTCCCACACAAGCTGATTATTCGATAAATCCCAAACATTATATCCTGTATACCCATCCCCATTGCAATCTCTGCAAACAGCATCGTTATACATATAATGCTGAAATCCCTTTTCAATTCTATAACCGGCTTTATACGCTCTTTTTCTTAATGTTGTTAAGCTATACATATACATTACCTCCAAAATAATAATTTTTATTCTAGCGGAAGTTCTGTAATGTCTTATAATATACTGTTCTGTGCTATCAACCATGAGCTACTGCGTCTTACATTTATATTACCATATTTTTTTATGGCATTCAATTTAAATTAGCTAACCAGATTATATCATCCGATTAATCTTTTTACAAACGCATAAATAACTTTCAGCCAGTGACTATTGTCACAATTCTGCACAAGATTGATAATCTCTGTCTTATAGTAATTCATTCTTCTTTTTCCTCCGTAGTTTCCTGCAAGTACAGGTATTCAAGCAACTTGTACACTCTTTTAAAGGTGTACGGTTCTTTCGCCTTTTCTAAAAGTTTTTTAATTTCCTCTTTGTAATCAATGTTATCGTTCATTCTGCTTTTCCCTGCTTTTTTTTCTTTTTGGTCTTCGTATTCAACCATCGTTTTGACAACTCCATATAGCATAGATATATTTTCTGTTTTTGTAATTTTTTCTATCATCTCAATAATTTCTTTTTTATAATTCATAAATATTACCTCCAGTACCTTTTCGGAATATCAGCTATAATGAGGTAAATGTATCTCAAAATCTTCTCTGACTGGATTTTGTCGAGCATTTCAGCTATTTCTTTTCTGTAGTTCATATCTTCACATCTGCCTTCCCATCAATCCATTTGTAAAAGAATCTATACATTCAAGATGTCTTAAATCTCTTATCATGAAAAGCTTTGTTATAATGAAATATCTCTTCCAGTCTTCTTTACTTAAAGTAGAATTTTCATCAGTCATGACAATTTGGAAAAGTTTGGCTACTTCATAAGTGAGTTGCAAAGATTTTTTACTTTTGTTAGCTTTAACAACTTCTGCAATTGCTTTTCTGCAAGGAACCTGAGTTAAATCACATCTCTCCATCGTTTTCTATCTCCTGTGTTTCTTTATGAACATCCGATACAATAATATAGATGTATCGAAGTTCTATTTGCCCTAAATCATTAAGCAATTCATTGATCTTTTCCTTATAGTCCATATCAACCCAACGCCTCCAGTTCACTCTCAAGCTTTTTAATTTCCAAAATATAATCACGGGAAATTTCAAGCTGCGTCCACATGTTTCCACGGTTATATGCAAAAACCATTGCTTCTTCCGGGTCTGTGGTTGCTCCCTGGTCAAAATCGAAACGCTCGATTACATCATTAATCATATATTCCAATTTTCGGACAGAGTCTTGCAATTGGATATGTAAATCTTCTTTTTTACTACTCATTGTGTAAGCCCTCCCAAGATTCTAAAAAATGTCTGCTTTCGGTTATATTTGGTAATATCAGCAATTTTATCTGCCAGCTCCTGCATTGTGAGGTTACTTTTAAGGCGGTTACAGGAAAGACAGGCCAGCTGTAAGTTATTATAATTATTGGTGCCGCCTCTGGATAATGGCTGTTTGTGGTCGATTGTCATTTTTTTGAATTTGACAGGCTTACCGCATATCGCACATTTTCCATTGCACTTGGCATAGATAACTTGCTTTTCATAAAGAGTAAATGTTCGTCTGTTCATTTTCATTCTCCCATATGCCGGGGCCGGGATATCAGCCCCAGCTTAAAAGTCCTATCTTATGCCGGAAGATTTCCCTCACAAAGTGAAAGGAGTTTCTTTCTATACATATCAAATCTATTTGCTGTCATTCTGGCTTTATTGAGATAATCAGAAATCATTCTTACTTCAATGCTCATCTGATCTTTCATATAATAGAACATAACAGCTTTTTCTTTATCAACGGAATCCTCCGGGACGGTGCCTAGATGATATTTGTTAAAAAATTCATTGTTTAGATGTTCTGCTTTTTCTACAAGGTCGATAATACTCATAGTGGAATCTTCAATTTCCCACGAAATATACTCAATGATATTTTTATCCACGGTGGTGTTATTATCCGTTTTTCCGTCATTTTTATTAATAATACTGGAAATTGAGCGAAGAATATCAACATCATTAACCTTTAAAAGCTGATTAATAATGTCTGAACGCAAATTTGCGCTGAGCGTCATATCCTGAATGATCTCGGTTGCCAGTGGGGCGGTGCTGGAGGCTGTCTCAAGTGATTTTTTACAGTTCGCTGCTGATTCTTCAGTAGCATAGGCATAAAATGCTATGCGTTTATTACGTTGCTCAGAAAGATAGGCATCTACTTCCTCCACAAACTCACCTTTCCATCTCCATTCAGCTCTTTTTAGTGCACGACTCAAGTGATTTCCAGTATAACTTTTTTTAAACTCTTTTCTTTTCTTCGGCAAAATGATGTTATAGAATTTCGTCCACTCATCATCAGAAAGCTTTTCAATTTCTTTGTCTACTTTAGAATAGCATTCATTAAGTAAACACGCGTCCTCTTTCTGGTACTGTTTTTTGATTTCCTCCGCTGCCATGTTAGTAATCCTCTCTTTCTAATTCTTTCACATAACTGTGCAAATAGCTACAAAATGCACCTGCAGTAAAGATTAATATTGCATCTAATACTGACATTTTTTCCTCGCTTTCTGTTGTGAGAGAAGCTCTAACATGATATAATGGATTTCAAGCAGAGACTTCTCTGTGGTTATAAGGTCAGCTCTTCTACTTTGGTCGGTTGGGAGCTGGCTTTCTTTAGTTGCCTGTCTTATTTCTCTGAAAATTCCAAGATATCCCCAGGCTGACAATTTAATAATCGACATAATTGTTCAATAACATCTGTAGAAACTAAAACACCTTCGCGGAGTTTCTGTAATGTAGATTCACTGAGCAATTTTTCCTTTCTAAGCCTATAAGAAGAATATCCGGCACTTTTCAAAGCGCCTAAGACATCAATTTTGTACCTCAACGGCACCTTTCTCACCTCCTTTGTTAAAGATACTATATCACATAATATACACGAAATCTAGTGTATATTTGAAATTTTTTATATTTTTTTGCAATATGTTTTACTTGAACAAATGTTCTAACTATGTTATAATAGACGCAAGGGTACAATGGTATATAAAGACCGCTCCTATTGCCTTTCGGGAGCGGTCTTTGTTTGCATAAAAATAAGGCTGCAGACCTAACAGAATAGGAATGCAGCCTTTTCTTATATTTCAGCCATTAGTTTTTGAATAACATCTAAGGGAAATTGATCAATAGCACCATACAATCTCTTGCCGCCTCGCTGGTCCAAATTCTTCTTAATATGTACCTCTATGAGCATATCATGCAACGCAAGGACTGACCGGGTGATTGTTTGATATTGACTTAATGTCTCCAGAGCCTTTCGGATCTGAGCCTCATTTACTTTGTAAGGTCGAAATTCACTACTCAATATTGCAGTACCTTTATTCAAGTCCATCTGTATTTCCTGCTTTCTCGGCCATTCTTTCAGCCGAATACTTCTTTGCATACTTGGATGCACATGATTCCTTTATTTCCTCAACCTTAATTCCGAGATGACCAGTTTCAACCAGCTCTGTAGGCTCTTCTCCTTCTTTTTCTGGTTCAATGGACGTGATTGTAATATCTTCCACACAGGCATCTGTATATTTAGATTCCAGCTGATCAAGAAACCTGCCGCCAGCATCCATTGCTATACCGATATCCCTTAATGGTTCAAAGTTCGACCGCGAAGATGTAGGATTTCCATCGTATCCATGAATGATTCCAGACATTCTTTTATTTGCTTCATCAATTATCTCATTAGCTCGCTTTTCATCCGGGACAATCATCTTACAATTGGATTTCTTTGCTAAATCCTGGACTTTTCGAACACAGAAGTGAGATCTGCTTTTCATGGCTTCAGTACAATAGTATTCAAGCTCTGATGTAGTCAACGGAATGCCAGCTGCAGCAATAAGGTTTAAAGTTTCGAGAAACGGTTTATTCACATAATTATCAATGTACTTATCGGAATTTTTCTTTTTCAATGCTTCTGTAACATCATTCAGTTTGTTCAAATAATTTTTACGAATAGCTGAAAAGCTAGGCGCATATTCTGCTTTAACATTTTTTACCGCATTTCCGGCTGCCTCAGGTTTATAATTTTTATTAACATATTCGATTTCATCACTTTGTTTAGAATATACACCTTCAATTTCTTTCTTGAAATTCTTTAAAAGATTTCTATAACTGTCAAATCTTGCCATTTTATCAATTCTCCTTTTCTTCCTCTAAAGCTTTCCATTTAACGCCATTCCAATAAACCATGTACACATTTGTAGCTGTTTTTCTAATAAGCTGCATATCACCATAAGCCGGGTGCAAATAACAATGTTCTATGCTATCTGTTTCCCCACGATAGGCAAGTTCTGGTATAGGTCTTTTCTCTTCACGCCACGTTTTTTCCTGCTTATGAAAAACATACTCTTTCCCGGTATCTGACATTATGCAAGTTGAACGATCTCCGCAATCATGCGGTAAATTTACAAAATCAATTGATTCTGCGACAAAATTTCTGTAATTTGTGTATGGCATATGTACCATTGCTCTAATACTCATGTTTATTCTCCTCTCTTCATTGCTTCTATTCTTTCTCTTGTTTCCTTATCATAAGCAACTTCTTTTACAACAGCTCCAATCTGTGGCGCACCATACCCCCGAACCGTTCCAAATTCCAGTATTACAGAATCCCCGATATCAATCTTCATGTCACGTGGTGCCCGGATTTTAGCGGCTTTTCCATGAAAATTGAGAGTTAAATTCTCAATAACATACGGTTCTCCGGTTCGTGAAGAAATGCCGGTTCTTGTGTCTTTTCCAATTACTTCAAATATTGTTTCCATTACTTTCATTTTCCTTTCTTAAAAATTTATAGATGCATTTTCTCCACCTAACAGGTTGGATTGTCCTGTATATCCTTGAGTACGCTGCTCTGAATACTTCTTTGCATATTCAGATGCAGCGGAAGAATCGTCCAAACCCTTGCAGCCAGTGTTACAACTTCCCCCATAAGGATTTGGAGTTTTTTTAAGAGCATCTCGCTCCCAAGCAAGCCTTCCTTTTGCAATGATAGATTTTGTTTCATCAGCCATTGCTTCAGCTATATCGTGAGCCACTTCTAGGGCTTGAGCTTCCGGCATATTATAAAATGTGTTAATTGGCGGGCAATAGATATCTGCTTCCAGGCCAGCACTAGCAAATACCGATTTGATTTTACTTGCAAGTGCTTCCCTATTTGCTTCTTCAATCTGTTTTTTCAAATTTTCGATTTCTTCTTTAATGGCAGCATCTTCAAATTGTTTCTCAGCTTCTCGTTTTTCTGTTGTAATCATCCGCTCACGCTTCAAATTATCAATCTCTTTCTGCATCTGGTCTGCTCTAGCGGCCTTTTCTGCCCATTTAATGCCTTTCTCCTTTTCCTTTTGAATTTCCGCGCCGACAGTATTTAGGAGTTTAGTTACATGTTCTTCTGTTGGCTCAATTCCAATTTCTTTTAATGCTTTCTTAGCCTGTTCCCTTGTCATAATATTTAATTCTCCTTTTTTACTTAAAAAATTTTTTTTAAATTACAAATTCGGTATCTGCATTGGAAGTAATTTCAAGAACTAAAGCATCATTAACCTTAGACACTGACTTATTTCCTTGAATTTTAATAGATACATTATTAATACCAGTTTCCCGACGGAGATCTGAAAGTTGAGCTGTTAACTCCATTAATCTAGCTCTTAAATATCCATCATTGTCACAAATTTGCTGATACATGAAAATCTCCTTTCTTATGAGAGGGATGTCGGAAATAACGACACCCATTATTTAAAGTTCTGCGTTATTAAATCCCGAACAATTTCAGAAACCTTTCTGTCTGTCCTGGTTGCTTCCTGTTCAAGCTTGTACATAGTCTGTTCATTTACCCTCACAGCAATGGTGTGGGGCTTTGGATCTGTTGTTGGTCTTCCTGATGACATATAATCTCCTTTTTTTGTTTGCAAAATAGATTGTTGACTTTGCTCGTGATACTCACTAGCCGCCTCAGCAATGCCCTATATACCCCCTCGCCCAGGTAGTCATGGCGACCTCTGTATCCATACAGGATCAAGAACATTAGTTCGTGAACATTTGTTTCTATATGAAAAACCCAGATTTGTCCAATACATCTCGAAAATAATGCACAAATACAAAGGTTCCAAACTGTACACAATGTATACTTTTGACGGAGTGTGTAAAACACTGCAAAAACAAGGGTGAATTGTTTCTATTGTGTCTCTCTACTATGCTATTATCTGACTATTCAAAGACGTTATAACACTGGCTTTTCCATCTCTGGAAGGTCTAAAGCTGTTTTGTGCCGCTCCATTATCTCTGCCGCGGTTCGTGTTGGTACATTTACTTTATTTTGTTCCGTATCAATTGTTACAGAGTCAGAGTATCCATAGTTGTTTTTCATTATGAAACAGAATGCAGCGACGTTTAGCGAATTTGTAAGCCCCCATTGCTCTGTAAGAGCCGCAATTACCTGTTTAGCTGCATCAATTATATGCCCTCGATCACTTCCCTCGTGCTGCCAGTTAAGCAACGTTTGTCTTGTGCAGCCCAATGAAAGGGCTAGAAGCTCAACACCTGGGCGAATATCGCGCTCAGAGCACCACTCAAAAAACCATTTCACACGCTCTCTAACTGCATCAGTCTCCCTAACCGCTGGCATAGCTCGTAATTGTTCTATATTTCCGACCAGTTTTCCAGTTTCTCCAGGTTTCACGGCAGGTTGCTGTGCATTCGGAAAATTTGATTTGGAATTGCTCATTTTATCACCTCTTCTCTTTTTTTAGGTGTCAAGTTTACACCGACACCTGAGCTTTCCTTATCCTGCTTCGGTTTATCCCTAGCTTCCTGCATAAGCTCTTTACAGGTCTGTTCCCATTGATCAAGCCTTCTTTTCCAAGTTCTCTGCCTTGTTCTTCTTGGCATCCTCTGCCCCTCCTTTCACATGTTCGACATTATGTCGAGCCTTCTTATCAATCTCAGCAACCACAGCCAGCAATAAGCTATTTGCAAAATCGCCCTGCGCCTGGTGTGCATACTTCTTGTGAAGCTGATCCGATTCCTCTGTTAATGCTTTCCATGTCTGATCATCGTTTGGATCTACAAAAGCGTACTTTTTATGAAAATTCCAAATTTCCTGCCAAACATTAAAATATATCTCTTTAAAATTCACTTTAACCTCCTGCCTTACTCTGTGAACCCCTAACAAGAAAACCTTGCTGTGCTCTCTGTTAGGGGTGTTTCAATTCTTATACATATAACCATTGATAGGTATTGATAGCCATTGATTACCGTTGATATTGTCAATACTCATCAATAAAATCAATGGTGAAAATACATGTAGATACAGTAAATCAACGGCTTTCAATGGTAATCAACGGCATCAACGGTACTATTGATATTAGTCACGCTTCTTCAAAAGGATTGTACCCATAATAGAATCTATGTTTTTTACTTCCAGTACCATTTTCGATTGTTCCATAATGAATATTGTCGCGTTCATAAAGTTGATCTTGAATAGCTTTGATGCTTTTTCCAAGCTTCTGTGCAGTCTCATTAATTGGTGTTGTATAATACTGGCTTGCTGATAATATTTCGCTTGCTGTTCCAGTCCAGCCGTCTGGGTTGTTATGCATTAATTTCCGTATTGTCTTAACAATTGGATTCCGTTCATATGCTTCGGTTTCTAACCTTTCAGCCACTTGGACAGAACTTCCTTCCATTTGCCAACGGAATTTTTGCCAGTCAAACTTTAGTTTAAATTCATCTTGCGGAACGTCTCGCCCGGTAATATTCATAGTAGCCAATCCAGTCTCTTTATTTGTTCTGGTCAGCATAATAGTTGTGTCACTCGCTCCCATGATTCCGGTTGTTCCGTTGATGCTGGCGAATGGATCGTTGTCATCAGTTCGCTTTGATGTATGATGCACTAACAATACGGTCAATCTGTGTGCATCTGCAAACGCCTTAAACTTCCCAGTATCTCTGTAATCTTTTGCATATGCATTTTTTGAATTGTTTAATGATCTGGCACATTGAAACGTGTCAATAATTACAAGGTTTGTGTCTGGCTTCTGAGTTAAAAAGCTCTCGAGTTGTTCAATTAACCCATGATCTAGATCTGCGGCGGTTGCAGCCGTTGCTAAATATAAATCTTTGGGTGCAGGACGGCCATTTAGTACCTTTTCCTGTCTATCTTTCAGTCTAAATTCACTATCCTCATATGCAATATAAAGAACACTTCCTTTATTAGTCATTCGTCCCAGGAACTTTGTCCCCGTTGCAACGGAAATTCCCATATCCAACGCCATCCAGGATTTGCAAGCCTTACTAGGAGCAACTAACAAGGCAAGGCCTTCCGATAACATTCCCTCAATAATGAATTTAGGTGGATCAATATTTTTCTCGTTTAGTTCTGCCGCAGATATAAAAAGTAACTGCGGTGTTTCCTCCACCTTTTTTATTGTTCCATTTTCCGTAGTAACCGTTTTTACCACCCCATTTCCATCCATTCATGAATTTCTGGATGAGGTGGCATTTCAACACCGCACAATTCATTTAATTTTTGCTCTGCAAAAAATTTTCTGTTCGTTGCTTCCGTCCACAGCCAGGACAAGGGCTCCACATATTTATTCGCAAGAATCTGATTACATTTCTGTACCTCTGATTTCATCTCGTCAACCTGACGAACCCACCGCATTTTTTCAATCTTTTTTCTCTGGGCTTCCGCTTCTCGTTTACGCTGCAGCTGTTCAATCTCGGAGGCTGTTTTGGGATTGCTATGTAGATCCACTGGCAAATGAAAAGCATCTACCAAATACCGGCAAGCTTCCCAATTATTTACCTGCAGCACCCGCGAGGTAAATTTTATGCAATCCCCAGCATCGTGTGTTGAGAAATCGCAATAACCTCGTCCCGGCTCACTGTATAACTTGCAGGACGCTGTCTTTTCTTCGTGGAATGGGCTCCTAATGAATCCGGCTTTGTTAGGGGTGTATCCCAGTAGCCTAGCAACATCTGGCATTGCTAAATATGAATTAATCAATTCAAAAGTATTCAACGCGTCTCCTTTCCTTGGATACAATGGTTTCTTTTTAAATATGTAATTTTCGTTAAAACTTAAGAGTTTTTACAATTTTTTTCTATATATTTCAGTAGTTGCTGCCTGTCGATCCTGTACGAACCTCCAATTTTATAAGCTGCTCCAGCTTCTTTTGAAATTTTTCTTGCAGTAACAATTCCCATGTTCAGCATTTCACACATCTGCTGAAGTGTAATAAATTCACCGTTTACATTATTGATTAGCCTTTTCCCCATGCCATCCTCCTGTTTGAGTACAAAAAAAGAGAAATAATTTCTAACACACAAAATAAATTTACGGTTTTGTTCACCGCTAAAGCGATGTCTTTGTTCGTAAATAATCAATCCGGCGTTACCACCGACGTGTCAGAATCATTTCTCTTTAGGTCTGATATTGTGCAATATCAGAAGAATTTGTATAAATTTATCGTTATTTGTAACATAGCACAAATGTTCGCTTTTTGTCAACAACTTTTTCAAAACATGATATGGCTTAATATGCCGGTGACGGATTGTAGCGGCTATCCATATCATTCTGGGCTTTTGTCACAGCCTTTGCAATCTCGCTTCCATCAAGAATAATACTGTTCATGATGTACTGCGGATTCTTATTTCCGCTGTTCATACTCATTGCCATTGCAACGCCCTGGGCTACTGCTTTTGTCATTTCTTCTTTTGTAAGTCCCATACTTCCGTCTGAACTAGAAACAATGCTATCTGCAATCTTCTTCATAGTTCGTGGATTTTCCAGTGGAAGAACGGCTTCGGAACCAGCTTCACCGATACCAATTACCTGTGCGCCGTTGAAAAGACTAAGCTTAGCAGAACTATCCAAGTTTTCTGTAATGCTTTTTGCAATTAATTTCATAGTTCGTGGATTTTCCAGCGGAAGAACAGCTTCTTTTCCTTTTTCACCAATGGTTGCAAGGGTTGCACTTTCAACTAGACCGCCTTTTGCAAGCATTGGAATCGTACCTATAGTTGGGATATTAAAGCCATCAAACCCCCACCAGCTACCCCCAACACCTGGAACCCAATTCGGCACTGTTATTCTAAATTTAAGGTTGTTGAGTTTACTAATTAAACCATTTACAGTTCCGAGCACACCATTGAATCCCCCTATGACTGCATTAATGGGAGTTTTGGCAATGTCCGCCAATCCACTAAATACATTGGTGAAGATAGTTTTTATGCCCTGCCAGGCCTGAGACCAATTTCCAGAAAATGTGCCACTGATAAAAGTGGTTAAACCTTTAAACACACCTTTAACATCTTTGATTACATCTTTCGCAGATTTAAAAAATCCGTTCAAGACTCCACCGAATATACCGAATTGCTTCGTCCAATCCGTATTAAAGGCACCACTTAGCCAAGTTGAAAATGATGAAAATTTAGATTTAATGGTCTCCCATTTTTGTTTTACATCATCACGTAGGACTGTAAGGGCATTTCCAGCATTCGTTTTTAGCGTGTTAAATGCCCGCACTGCTCCATCTTTCAAGGCTATGGTCTTGCTTACCACCCAATCTTTTAACTTGGTTGCGGCTTCTTTCACAGTGTCCCAATTTCGCCACAGAAGCACTCCGGCGGCAATTACTGCACCAATTGCAATTGTTACAGGGCCACCTAATACAGAACTAACAGAACCAAGTGCGCCTAACAGACCGCCCCCCGATGTAACCAAGCTAACAAAATTAGTTACTAATCCCGCAGCACTTCCAATGATTTTTGATAGCTCAAACGCTGCAAAAAATGAGCCGATTGTAATTGTCACACCTTCAACAAGCCCTTGATTATTCTGGATCCAGGTACTAAAACCATCTAATAAGCCAGAAACTGTTTTCATTGCCTCAATAACTGCGTTTCCTGTCCATTCTCCAAGCGGCTGCAAAAAATTATCCCATAACCAACCTCCCAAAGGCTGCAGGGCTTCGATTACCGAATTCACGACACTAATTCCACTAGACAGCATCCCAAGGAAAGTTGGCACCGCATCCTGGATTGTCCAGGAGCCAATTGGCAAAAGAACGTTGTTCCAGAACCATTCGAGCCCAGTTCCTATGTTATCTGTTAGAGGCTGTAGATTTTGCAAAAGCGTGTTTATTGACGATAATAACGGCGTAAAATCAAGCGTTTTCGCCCAATTTGCTGTTGCGCTTGTTATTCTCTCAATCGTACCAAGAATGCTGTTTCCGAGGTTAAATATGTTTTGAATAATGCTTGTCCCAGTTCCAGCATAATCCCACGCAGTTTTAAATGCCTGCGCTAAATTTCCGATTGTATTAAAAAGATTCTGAGCTATTTTTAATGTCGTAGTTAAGGTCTTTTCACCGCTCCCATTTGTCCAAACAGTCATAAAGCTCTTTCCAACACTTCCAGCCAAACTTCCCAGGTTTGAAAAAGCTGTCTTAGCTGCTGTTACTGTGGCATTACCTTCTTTTTTCCAAGAACTTTGAAACGGCCCGAAGAAATCCCCCAGATATTTTTTAGCGTCTGTTGCCAGATCCTGTATTTTCGAAGAGACCGGAACTGTCTCAAACATATCTGAA